GCGATTTCTGTTCGTTAGTTGCGGAACCTCGGGGTGGACTCGTCGCCCGTGAACGGCAGCTCGCGGACGAGGTTGCTCATCGGGCTGCCGGGCAGAGGTGCGGAGGTGACGTTGTTGTCCTTGAGGTACTGGCGGGCCACGTTGAGGTCTGCGGCTGTCGCTTCGCCGGTCCTGATCTTGTCGAGCAGGGCCTGAGCAAGGGCCTCGTGGATGGCGTTGTTGGTTTCTTTGAGCTTGCTCATTTCAGAATGCTTTCGATGAATGGGATAGCTAGAGCGACGATGACAGCGCCGACCGAGATCAGGCTGGTGATCCACGCGGACGCGGAGGTGCCTGTTGCGGTCGTTGCTGCCATCTTCTGTTCGAGCTGGGAGGTTCGGGCCTCGATCTGGTCAACGCGCTGGGTGGTGGACGCCTGCATGGAAACAAGCGTGTCCACCTTCCCCTCGACGCGACCGATCAGGAGGATCAAGTCGCTGTTGATGTCCATTAGAGCTGCGCCGCCCAGAGCCAGAGATCGTCGAGCTGTTCAGCCGGGATGTTGAAGTTGACCGACATGGCGACCACGGTGGGATGCAGCCGGTCGAACGAAGTGGCCTCGCTGATCTCGACTGTAGTCATGCTGCGTTCGAGCGGGTCTTCGATCACGCTGGCCGTGGCGAGGACTTGGTCCTTGGTCACGCCCGCGCCTGCGGCTGCCATCCAGAACTGCCGAGCGGAGAGGACCGGCATATTCTGCCGAACCTCATCTGCGGTGGGAGGCACGAAGGCCGTGATGTTGCCAGCGGCGAGGACCGCAGCGTAGAGTTCTGCGTGGGCCTCTTGGGTGTCATCGGGAGCCAAGGTCGTGGGCACCCAGCCATGAACCGGGTGCTCGATCTCGCAGTCGATGGTGCCGAGATGATTGTATGCGGGGTTGCGGTAGTTCATTATGCAATCCTCTTCCAGAGGCACACGCGGGGAGTGCCCGAGCCGGTGTAGCTGTAGCCCATACACATCCAAGTACCGTTCGGGGTGCCACCAGTGTTGGTGCCGTTGGCGTTGGACCAGTTGAGCTTGCTACCGGCGACCGTGTCTCCGGGGTTGTAGATGACGTTGGTGTTGGCCCACATCAGGCCGTAGACGCCGTTGTTGCCTGCACTCTGATTGGCGACACCGTCACCCACGACGTTCACGGTGTTGATCGCATGTGTGTGCGAGGTGCCCGTAACGTCGTTGGTGGTGTTCGGGCCGAGAGTGCCCGGGGTGCCGAGCGTGATCGTGCGGTCGGAGCTGAGATCGCCACCGCCTGTGAGACCCAAGCCAGCGGTGATCGTCCGCCCATTGGAGACGAGACCGAGGTAATCCCTGAAGTCACTGAACTGTATCCGACCATTGCCCATTGACTGGTTCGAGACGGCCAAGTAGTTGGCACCGGAGAACTGGGCAGTGTTGAGGATGGGCAGAGCGGTGACCAAGCTGTTCTTGTCAGCCTTGCCATCGAGCACCGTCTGCAGGCCGTTGACGTTGCTGATCTCCATCGTTCCGATGCTGCTGAGCTTGCTGTCGAGGGCAGCCTGCAGCCCGCTGATGTCCGCGATGGCATGGGTGTGAACCACGTTCGCCTTGCCAGCCAGAGCGCTCGTAACGAAGGCCGTGGTGGCGAGCTGCGTGGTGTTCGTGCCAGCCGCCGCAGTCGGGGCCGTGGGAACGCCGCTCAGGGCCGGGGAAGCCAGCGGTGCCTTGGCCGCGATGTTGGCGTTGATGGTCGCCAGCGAGGAGCCGCCGAGCGTTGCCGCATCGCCGTTGATGTTGATCGGCCAGGTGTTGGCGAAGTTGGAAGCGTCCACCTGAAGGCCGAGCTTGGATGCTGCGGTCCAGCCGATGTAGACCTTGTTCGTGAGCTGGCCCGTTCCGCCGCCCTGCTGCACCGGGGTGAAGCCGAGGGAGTTCTCCTTGGCGTCGAGCGCGGACTGCAGGTTGGTGATGTTGGCGATGGTGTGGGTGTGCGTGGACGGGGCCTTGCCATCGAGCGCCGTCTGCAGGCCGGTCACGTTGGCGATGGTGTGGAGGTGGCTGTTGTCAGCGACCGCAGCCGTCAGCGTCACGTTCGCCGTGCCGTCCATGGAGACCGCACCCGTCACGTCGCCAGCGAGGGTGATCGTGCGCAGGGCCGACCACTTGGCCGCAGCGGCAGCCGTGCCGGTGACCGCAAGCTTGCCGTCGAGGACAGCCTGAAGGCCCGAGATGTCGGCAACCGTGTAGTCGAGCTTGGTCGTGGCCGCAGCATCGAGCGCCTCCGCGAGGCCGTTGATCTGGGTCATCTCGAACGTCTTGGTGTTCAGGAGACCGTCGATCTCGATCCGCGTGTAGAAGTCGCCGGGGTTGAAGTTCGCCGCGAGCTGGGCGATGGCCGCAGACTGGGCAGCGGAGGCCGCGGAGTTGGCCGCTTCGCCTGCCTTCTGGACCGCAAGCGCCGAGTTCGAGACAGCCGTGTTGGCTGCCGTCGAGGCCGTGATCGCGTCGTTGTGGGCATTGTAGGCGTCGAGGTGCGCCTGCGCCGCGTCGGTGTTGACCTGCGAGCCGGTGTTCAGTACCGTGTTCTCGGCGTTGGTGGCCCGCGTCAGGGCGTCAGCGGCGTTCGCCTCCGAGGTGGTGGCGGAGTTCAGCGCCTGCTGCACCAGACCGACGAGGCCGTTCGCCGTGCCCGAGACTTCCGTATAGAGGTCGATGGCCTCCTGATTGAGGAAGACGTTCTGGTAGGCGAGCTTGTCGAGGTCTTCCTCGGTGATGGTCGAGCCATCGGAGAAGTCCACGAGCGGCTTGTTGTTGGGGGTCGAGCGCCGGATGTCGATCAGTCGGCCCGCGAACGGGGCGTTGACCATCTGGATCGAGTTGTTGGACAGCCAGTCGAAGGGTCGGTTGACGCCATCGACAGTGACCTTGACGTGGGAGCGATCAAGGAATTTGAAGGGCACACTGTAGACACGGGTGGTTCCGTCGCCAGTGTACTGGACGTAGCTATCAGCCATTGATGTCTCTCTGAAAAGGAAAACCCCCCGGGGTCACCGAGGGGCTGTGTTAGGGTCAGTCGCGGAGTTCGCGTTTGGGGAGGCCGGAACTGAGCCAGTTCATGAATTGGGTGAAGCCCATCATGTTCTGGAAGGGCAGCACCCTGCGGACGTTGCCGAAGTCCTGCCGGGAGAAGTCATCTCCGGTGGCCGCAGTGCCCACACTCTGGAGCATGTCGTTGCCGGTGTTCAGGAGGTCTCCCAGAGGGGAACCCATGACGTCGGACTTGAGGCCCGAGCTGCGGACGTCGAAGATGCGGTGGCCGGTCATCCAGCTCACCGGGCTGTCGATCAGCATGGGAAGGATCGAGCTTTCCGAGGTGCGGGCGAACGCGGCAGCGGCGAGGTTGGCCGGATTGAGACGCTGCTTGAGCTTCTCGTCCCGGTCTGGGTCGCCCATCAGGTTCAGGTACTGCTGCATCGCATAGACCATCGAACCTGTCATGGCACCCGCCAGGAAGCCGCCCCATGCCTGCTTGTCGTTCATGTTCAGGCCCTGCAGGAAGGCCTTCGAATATGAGCCGACCGTGAAGCTGCGGAACTGCATCAGCATCGAGCCGAAGGGGCTGTTCATCCACTTCGCCATCATGCCCGGGTCGTTCTCCAGCACCATGGTCCGGTTGAGCCGGAACATCGCGTCCTCGAACTTGGCCCGGGTCGTGGGGTTCCACTTGTCGAGGCCGAGCGCGGAGACCTTGCTGGGGGCCTTGACGTTGCCACGGAACTTGGCGTTGGTCTCGATCTCCTTGAAGATCGCCTTGGCGTCATCCTCGTTGAGGCCGAGCACCTTCATCCGGTTCCAATCGACCTTGTCCTTGAACATGGCCATCTTGACGAACTTCACGGCACCGGCCCGCGCCGCCCACTGCTGCAGGAGCTGGTTGACGTGGCGCATGCCCGAGAAGGTCGTGACCAGACGCGAGGCTGCATGGAGCTTCGGCTGGACCGCGCCAGCCACCCGCTGGATCGCCGTGTCGGAGCCCTGCGTCACCGGCATACCGAGATCGTCGGCGTCGATGAAGTGAGAGCTGCGGATGTAGTCGGTGCCCGGGGCGAACATGCCGTGGATTTCATCGGCCATTTCGTCCGTCATCTTGCCAGCCCTCACCATGTTGATGAAGTGGCGGAAGCTAGGAACGGCCTGAAACAGCGTCGTCACGCCTGACTGGGCAGCAACGCGGCCAAACTCAGGAACCTGAGAGAAGCCGACCTGGCCCATGAGGCGGATGAAGTTGTAGTCCTTGAACATCCGCAGGAACGTGGACCAACCGTCACCCCCATCGCGCCCCTTGTAGGGCATGCCGGTGATGGCCGAATAGAGGAAGTCGAGGTTGTCGAGATCGCTCTTCGCGTCCGCGCCCGCTTCCAGCGCCGTCTGCTGTATCTGCGTCCGCAGCTTGTCGTAGTCGGCGCGGCTCTTGATCCCGTCGATCAGCAGATGCGTCTTGCCTTCCCAGTCGGGGGCCGAGCGCACCTGTATCTTGGCCAGCGCGAGCTGACCGGACATATTGCGGGAGTAGAGGTTGAAGGCGACATGCGGGTCTTTGATGTAGAAGTCCGAGATGTTCACCTCCTGCGGGATGCCGTGCTTGTCCGTCAGGGTGGCCGAGAAGTTCTCGTCGAGGTCGATGCGGTGCTTCATGTGCGGGCTGCCGGTGCCGTCAGGCTTCGCGTGACCCGTCATTGCGGCCTTCACGTTCTCGATGTCGTTCGGCGACAGGAACGAACCCAGCTCCTCTTCGAAGCTGTCCATGTCCACGCCGAGCCGCCCCATGCCCATGTAGTTCTCCCCGGAGGCAGACTTCTGCATGCGCAGCAGGATGGCCCCACCGAGCTTGTCCGCGAGGGCTTCGTCGATGTTGGGCTGCTTGGCCATGATGGCCCGCTTGTAGAGTTCCTTGGGGCCGTCGAAGCCGAACCGTGCCATCAGCTCGGTGGCCTTCTTCAGGTTGGCGTAGCGGGGCACGTAGTTCTTCACGCCCATCTCCGACCGGGTGATGCCGACCTCCTTCGCCATCTTCCAGAAATTGTCCATTTCCTTCTTGAAGGCTGCGGCTGCCTGCGCAACTTCTGGCGCGAATGAGGTGCGGGACGAAGCGTTGTCCTGCCTGAGGTAGTCCATGATGTCGGACTTGAACTGCACCTCGGCATCGGGGGCCTTCCAAGCGTTGATGCCCTTGGCCTTGCGGTATGCCTTCCATGCGTTGTCGTAGCCGACCGTGTAGTTGGCCTTCGCCACCCGATAGAGGCGCTGCATACGCTCCGTGGCGGCGATCTCGGTGACGTTGCCCTTGGCAGAGCGAACGCCGTCTTCCCCGAAATACTGGGCGAGGCCACGGACCATCGGGTTCTTGGACCTGAGCATCTGGCCGACCACGTCGAACCGGACACCGAGGAACTTGCCCTTGGGGTCGATATCTCGGAAGTCCTGCAGGAGGTCGTGGACCTTCTCCGAGGTAGCATCCTTGATCCCGACAGAGGCGGCACCGACAGAGCTGGGCTGCTTGATCGAGGTGTTCTTCATGTCGTGGCCGATGGCTTCCATCTTGGAGGCCACCTCACCGAGCTGCGGGTTACGAGCAATCCCGCCCAGAGCGCCGCCGAGAACGAGGCCGGTGCCGATGGACCACTTCAGCTCGTCGAAGGACATATCCCGGCTGGGATCGACGGCGATGAGCGGGGCCTCGGTGGCAACGTTTGCCGCAACCGCTTCGGTGGCCTTGAGCGCGATGCGCCCCGCCATCCCAACCCGGGCAGCCATGACAGCCGGGGCACCGATGCCTTCGGTCACAGCGCCGATGGCGACTGCAGCCGCAAGGGCGCCCGGGTCGGTCAGCGCCGCGCCCATGTTGAGGACGGTGCCTGCGGTGCCCATGGAGGCCAGCCGCTCGTTGTCCTTGAGCTGCTTCATGATGCGGTCCCGAATGGCCTGTGCGTGGCTGTCCGAGATCGCATCGCTGAACTCATCGATCATGCTGTCCGGTACGCCCCGCGAGAGGGCTTCCAGCTTGGGCTTGTCGAGCTTGTAGTTCGGGTCTTCGTCGAAGTGCCCGAGGGTGCGGAATGGGGAGAGAACGGACCAGTTGTTCTTGATCGCGATCTCTGCCCCTTCAACGTAACCCGCAGCGTTCTTGTCGGCCTCCTGTTGGGCGGCTACCTCCTCGGTGCGGGTCGTGTTGAGGGTCGGGACTACGGTGTTCGTCGGGACGATGCCCGGGGTGTGAACGTTGTAGTCGCCGGGGTTGTTTGTCTCTTGCATAGAGGTCGGGACTAGAGACGGTGTCTCGACCTCAGGTCCGTTTCCCGGGACTGTTGCCCCCATGCGCTTCAGCCACAGACCAGCGAACTGGCCAGCGGTCATGCCCGAGTGTCCACCGTTATCGCGGACTGCGCGGGAACCGACGATGGACTCAGCCGATGCGTTGGGATTGCGGAGGAGCTTGAGTGCCCCGCCCGGTCCCTGCTGGTGGGCCAGGTAGAGTTCGCCGCCGTTGACAGCGCGACCCAGATGCTTCTCAAGGTAGCGCTTGTTGTCGAGCAGGAGGCGAGCCGCTGCGTCAGCATTGGCGGCTGCGTCGAACTTGCTGCCCCGGCCATACTGCGCCCACGTTCCGTCGAGGAACTGGAACAGGCCACCGGCAGACGAGCGAGGAGAGCGAGCGGAGGGGTTCATCCGGCTCTCGATCTGCGCCATCTTCAGCATGTCTTCCGGCGGAATACCGTAGCGCTTGGCGGCGTCAGTGATGATTTGCCTTACATCGGCCATTGAGTGTCCTATCGGTTATTCTGGTCCTTGATGGTCTGATCCATGACCTTGTCGCGGTTGCGCTTTCGGATGGCATCAAGGGTAGAGAGGGTGATCATCCGGTCGGCGTTCGGGACATGCGGGGGCTGGCGGTCCCCCTTCAGGAGGACAATCCAAGCTCCGGTGCCGTTGCCGAGCCGATCGATGGTAAGGTCGTCCGCTTCGACGCCCAGCTCCTTGCCGTGCTTGTCTGCGAACTCGTTGAGGTACTGCTGAGCGAGGTCAGCGAAGTCTGTCGGAAGGCGCTTGTCGTTCTGGAGCCATGTGCCGGCGACCGTGATGTGCGTCTTCTTGAAGGTCTTCTCGGCCTCCGCGATGGCGTCCTTGGTGTCCATCCCCACGCGGGCGAAGATTTTGGCACTGCGGACGATCTCGGCCTTGGCGTAGCCCTTGTTGCCGAAGTCGGTGTCCCAGAACCAGCCATCGTTGGCCGCACTGGAGACCGCGTTGTCGATGTCCTGATACTGGAGCTTCAAGGCTTCCGGCTGCTGGTTGACATCGGAGGTGGCCCTACCGGCTGCCAGAAGGGCGTCGTCAGGGGTCTCGGCCTTGCCGCTCTCCTCCAGCACCCGGGCCGCTTCGAAGAAGTCCACGGACTTGCTGTCGAGATACTTGGACAGGTACTGCGGGCTTTCCGCATACAGCTCCTTGTAGAGCTTGTAGGCGTCCTTGCCGGTCGGCGGGATTTTCCCTGAGAGGGCGTTGAGGCTCATCTGGCCTGCGGCGTTCTTCATCGTCTGGAACCAGACAGGATGTTCGAGGCCGTTGCCGATGAACTTCTCCTTCTCCAGCTTGTTCGCCAGAGCGGCCTTCTCCTCCGGGGTGATCGCGGCGTAGTCGGCCTGCGACTTCACCTCATCGAGCATGCGCCGGGAGACTTCCTTGCGGATGCTATCAGCGGAGATCGTCTTGAGGTCGCCCGTCTTGTCATGGATTTGGACGTCTTCGATGGCATTGACGCCGCCCTGCTGGGCCAGCTTCAGAGCGCTGTCGTAGACGCCTTCCTCCTCCTGCGCCGAGCTGGCCGCGAGCTGAGCCTTCTGCTGCTCGGTGTCGATGCGGGCCATCAGGTCGTTGGCCTTGTCGCCCAGCTCCCGGTCGGTCAGCAGGCTGCCCTTGTAGGCCCCATCCTTTCGTTCGAACTGGAGGATGCCACGGGCGATGTCGAACTGGCCCCGGGTGGCGTACCGATCAGCGATCTGCAGGATGTACTTCTGCTGGTCCTTCAGGGGGATTTGCAGGAACTGCTTGTTCTTCGGCAGATCGGAAAACAGGGAGGCGGCGATCTGGTCACCGGACTTGCCCTCGTCGATCATGTTCTGGACGCGGCCTTCCATCGAGCCGTAGACGGCATCGTTGATGCGACCCTGCGCCTGCTCGGCCTTGTAGTCGTTGTTTGCGGCCATCACCTTGCGGCGGGCCTCTTCGGCTGCCTTGGTGTAGACCTCCATGAACGCCCGGTCGTTGCCGAACTGCTTGTACGTGTCACCGGCCACTTCGCGCCAGAGAGCGTCAGGATCGCCATTGTCCTTGTCGAAGTCGGTGTTGTACCGCTCGATGAACTTCTGGGCGTCCTGATAGGCCACATCCTCACCGAGCGCCCGCATCCCCTCAAGGGTCTTGAACGGGGCCGGTGGGTTGCCAACCTTGATGTCCCGCATGATCTCCTCGTGGGAGTGGGTCTGCCGGTAGGCGAGCGCCGCCGCGTAGGAGTCTTTCGGCTGCGGCTGCATGACCTCGGCAAACCGCTGGAGCGCCGGGTTGATGTCGCCAAGGGTCTGCGCCAACTGCAGAAGCGAGTTGCTCTCCTGAGGCCGCTCGGGGCGGGCGTAGGTGTCCACCGGCTGGGCCATGGGCTGCAGCGCGGCGGGCTTCAGTTGGGACGCATCGGGTGCCTGAGCGCGGCCCCTGATCGGGGTAGAAAGGTTCTGGCCCCCATGCTGGACAGGATAGAGGCCGGGTACTCGTGCCATGGTTTACCTCTTGGGGTTAGGCGGCAGGCGCTTGCTGCTGCTTCTGGTAGGTGGAATATGCGTCGAGGCCGGAACCGATGATGCGGAGGCCTGCGTCGAGGAAGGACGGGCGCGGTGCCCGCTGGACGGAATTGATGCGGTCGGTCGCCTGCGCCTGCTGGCCCTTCATGGTGTTGGTGAGCTGCTGCTCGGTCCACTGCAGGTTCCGGTCGGTGTTGGCGTTGAACTGCCCCTCGCGGCCATAGAACTCCTGCAGGAGGCCAGCCACGGAGAGACCGGAGACACCGGCTTCACCGGCTGTCACGAGCGCCGTGGCGCGGGCTGCGCGGGCTGCGCGGGCGGTTTCCTGCTTCTGCTGGGCGGCAGCTTCCTGCTCCTGCCCGATGCGCTGCTGGGTGTCGGCGTACTGGTTGACCGCAGCCTTGTTGGCGTTCACGGCATTGGCGACATAGTATTTGTTCTGGGCGTTGGCCTGCTGGACCTGGCCCATATAGCCGACGACGCCTTGCGCCGCCGAGACCGCGAGGCCGACCAGTGCCATTGGATTACACATGTTGAACCCTCACGAACTCAAGGAAGTCAGAGCCATCTGCTCCCTTGACGGTGTTGATGAATGAGAAGCCAAGCCATCCCAGCCACCGCACATGGACGGTGTTCTCAGCGTGGACGAAGTTGCCCAGCACGGGGCGCACCTTGTGGAGCGCCTGCAGGAATGGCTTGGAGTGGGTGAGGAAGGTCTTCGGCTTCCGCGTGATGAAGTCACTGCCGAGCAGCCAGACGTAGCCATGAAGGGGGTCGCCCGAGGGCACCACCCCCATCATCATGCAGATCGAGCCGTCCTCCTCCTCCACCGTAAGGCAGAGGCTGGAGTGGTCGAAGCCTGTCTGGAGGGCTTCCAGCGGACTGGACATGCCAGCCGCCAGAACCTCTGTCACGTCTTCTGGTCGGAGCAACGGAGCGAGTAGCTCAGGGTCGCCCGGTCGCGAGAACCGGATGGTCTCCTTCATTACACTCTCCTTGATCTGGTGACGTAAACCCCCTCCCAGTCGGCGCTCAGAATGGCGAACGGCAGATGGTTGTCGTTGACGATCTCGATGGTGACCTGATCGTTCTTCGACAGGATGGGAAACTGGTGGATGCCGCTGGCGATGTTCACGCGACCGATGCGGTTGCTGAACAGACCCACGGTCTTGCCGGTCCACGGGTAGACGTAGGTCTGCCGCTTCACGGGCGTCACCTCCACCCGCATGTAGCCGGTGTTGGAGAACTCAAGGGCCATCTTGCGGAGCTGCAAGCGGCCATCGACGATAGCCTTGCTCTCGCCCGAGCTGGTGTCCTGCCGCATGATGAGCGTCGAGAACGTGTACCGGCTCTCGTAGGGAACGCCGATATAGAATTTCTCGAGCCGACCATCGACGATGATCTTGCCATCGCGCCCGAACCACGGAACCTTGTAGCCTTCCGAGAAGTCGTCACCGCCAACCGCGATGATGATCAGCCTGCTGTTGGTCGCGCTGAACCCATAGGGTGGGTCGATGGTGGTTTCCTTGCGGCTGCCGTTGTACTTGGGCGGGGCGTTGGTGTGATCGAAGCGCCGGTCGAGGAAGATGTCGAAGTCCTGTCCGGGGATGGTGACAACCGGGGAAAGGTCGAAGCTCTCCACGGTCAGCGTGGTGCCACGGATGATGGACATCCACAGGACCGAGCCGATGAAGCTGGCCGACAGGATGTTCGTGCCTTCCTCGAACACCCACTTGGACCACGAGTTCTGGATTTTGTTGTCGTCCTGCCAGAAGAACTCGTAGATGTAGAGGACGTTCTTCTCGACCGAGCCGGTGGCGACGATCACGTTCTCGCTGGGGCTGGACGCCATGGTGACGATGTTGCCCCTGATGTACTTCGGGACGTGGGCCGTGATGTCGAGGGCCGAGTTGGCGCTCTCCGACTTGTTGACCTTGTATTCCCGAACGGCGGCACCGTTCTCGCCTCGCGGGTGGCAGAAGTAGAGGTAGGCCCCGTTGCTCACCGGGCGCACATGCTTGGAGCAGTCGTATTCGGTGGTCTGGGTGAACCCTACGGTCTTGGCCGTGGTGGTCTCGGCATCGCGGAGCTGGAACTGGACGCCATCGGAGAACAGCGTCAGCGTCTCCTGATAGGCCACCGCATGCTGCAGATCGACGGCCTTCGTGTGGCTGACCGCAACGTCGATGGGGTCGGTGTCCAGAACCTGCGTGGCCGAGGCCTTGAAGAAGTTGAAGAAGTCACCGAACCGGCTCATCACCACCTTGTCCTCCGCGACGAAGCCGAGGCGGTTGGCGAAGAAGAACAGGTCGGCAATCCTGCGGCCCAAGAAGGACGGCAGCGGGTTGGACGAGGCGGAACCCACCTTGCGTTCGTCCCATTGCGCCTGCTCGAACGAGAACGTGCCGTCAGACTGGCGGATGAGCACGTAGGGCATGGTCGTGGGATCGAGCTTGTAGCGCTGCTGGTCGGCGCGGTCTTCGATCCAGACGCCAGCCGTGACCTGGCCGCTGTAGCGGACATAGTAGTCGTCGAACTGGGTCGAGCTGTCGCCCATGATCTTGATGCGGAAGTCGTTGAAGCACCGGGCCGGGAGATCGGTCAGCGTGTGGGCGCGGTCCTTGAGGACGCGGAGCACGGTGTCGCCCTGCGAGTCAGACCCGTAGATCGTGAAGTCGGGGTAGGTCTTGCTGCCGTCCTTGTTGTCCTTGGCGATGGACCGGATGCGGACCACGGAACCCTTCTGATCGAACTGGTACTTGCCGCTGAGCTTCGGATGGTCCTGAAGGAGCTTCTTGAGCTGCTGGGCGATGTACTCGGTGGCGACCATGTGCGGCGAGGTCTTGCCGTCCGTATCGACTGCCGGGGGCGCGTTGTCGTAGGTCGAGTTCTTGGTGTCTGGGTTGTCGCCCTCTTCTTGGGGCGGCTTGGAATTGCCCACGCCATCGCCATCCGGGGTCGTCCAGATGACGCGGTTGCCATCGAGCGAGACGCGGTACTTGCAGCCGTAGGCACCCTGACGGACCCAGATCAGGGCCTCGGGGCGGTAGGGTTCGACGACTTCGTCGAGCGATGCCGTCTTGATGGTGCGGTTGACGATGAAGGTGTAGTCGGCCACGGTCACGGCGCGGAGGTCGCGGGAGGGCCTGCCGCAGTCGAGATACTGGCGACCGTTCTTGAACTTGACCGGCACCTCCTCGTGGGTATTGAGGTTGAACACCTTGATGGAGCGATTGGTGATCAGCACCTTGTACTGCTCGGTGCCGTCGCGGTCGATCTGGTGATCGAGCACGTCGTCGGTCGAGAACTGGTCTTCGGTAATGCGAAATTCGTGTCTGGACGGCGGGCGCTTCCGCAAGCCCTCCACCACCGAAGAGAGGCAGTTGATCTGCTCCTCACACTGAGAAGGCAGGCGCAAAGCATAGGGCTGCTGAGAGACACCATTCACCAGATTGGCGATGGAGGAATTGACGAGGCTCATCGGTTGAGGGCTTCCAGATTGGAGAGGATGTTGTAGTCGCCATTGTCGGCTTCAGCGTCCTTCAGGCGGGCCATGGCCTGCATCTCGTCGCGCATCGTGAAGCCGTCGAGGACTTCGGAGCCGACCGTTCGCTCTTGGAACTGGCGGGCTGCGCGGATGACGATGTAGGACCGGGCCGCTTCGGGTAGGTCGTCGAAGGCGAGGCAGAGGACGATCTCGACGGTGACCGGGCTGTCGAACGTGTAGGTGTGGTTGACGCGGTCGTAGAGGCGGGTGCCGCGCTGGATCAGGTCGAGGTTCTCGTAGGCCCCGTCCGTGTCCACCTTGAGGGTGTTCGCGGGGAGCTGGAGGTAGCCGTCTTGGTCGGGCGTGAGGGGGAAGTTGAGTTCGGTGTTCCAGTGCCAGCCAACGAGCTGCACTTCACGGGAGCAGAAGCACAGGATATTGTAGGCGGCATTGGCATCCGCGAGTCCGCTCGTGTTGACCGAGTTGACGGGCGCTTCACCGATGACGCCAAGCATAAGGTTCACCGCCTCAAGCTCCGTGGTCGGAGTGAGTCTAAGGTTCATGATTTCACCGCGAAAAAAAGGGGAGACCCCACTGAAGGAGCCTCCCCTGATTGAGAGCTATCTACTCGGAAGTGGATAGATTAAGCCGCAGCGTTGCGGATTTCGATGGAGCACTGCGGGCGCAGGACACCATGGCCAACCGCGTACTTGGCGACGAGCAGGTGACCCTGACGGCGGATGTCGTAGGCCGACTCCATGCCGAGGTCGAGCAGC